AGGTTCACATTGCTTGAACAAGAAAAACAGCAAGCACTTAACGCGGCGACGAGAACGCACGAATTAAAAATGCAAGCACTTGAACTCGATAAGCAGAGAGAAAAGCATAAGCAAATGCTTGAGGACATTAAACTTCAAAAGCAGCTGCTTGCAGACCAAGCACAGAGCCTTAATTATCAGGGACAGATTATTTCTAATAACACTAATTTGGTTAATGCTCGTAGGCAAACAGAGTCTGACTTGCTAAGCCTGCAGATTAGTCGCCTGGAACGCCAGAAAGACGAAGCTAAGCACTTCCTTGACAAAATCAAGTTCAACAATTTAATTATCGACAAAACAAAGCAACAAGCAAAACTTGAGTACGAAGCTCAATTGAGCAGCATCAAGCTGTCAGTTTCAAAAGCAGAACAAGAGCGTCTTCAAATTAGGTTAAAGGAGCAGCAGCTCAAGCTTGCACTTGAACAAATTCGCCTTGAAGCTCAATCAATTGAAGATGCTGATCGCCGTGAGGCTGCCCTAGACCGTATCAACGCACAAGAGAAATCAACCCTACAAGTGGTTTATGATATGAATCGGGCTGCTAATCACAGCCTCGAAACAACCAGAAAGATCGCTTCTTTCCAGCAGCAATCAGCGAAGTATGCGTACCAGGGCAAGATCGAGGCTTTGGAAACCGCCCGCGAGCAAGAAAGAACGGCTATTTTACTTAACAGCCAGAAGAGCAGTATGAGTTCCTTGGCATCTCAATCTGGGCAGTATGCTTCCAACATGGAGCGGGCCGCTAGTGCCGCCGGTGCCGCCGGTGCCGCCAGCAAACAAAAGTCAGATTTTGACAAAGGCGTGTTGGGTGCAACTAAGACTTCGACAATATCGACTAGCATACCGATCGATAAAGATATTCAAGAAATTGTAAAGAACCGCAGTAATAGATCTGTTGAAGAAATGGTATCGAGAATGGAAGAAATGCAAAAAGAAAGAAACAGAAGCCAGCTAATATCAGCAACCCGGGCTAGACAGTCTATGCAGAAACCGTCGTACAGTGTCTATGCAGCCGGGGGTTACGTCACAAAACCACATGTCGGCATGGTCGGGGAAGCCGGGCCTGAATATATTGTTCCCGAACGCAAGGCTGCAGCTTTCGCAACCAACTACCTAATGGGTGCCCGTGGATCGAGCGCAATCCCTCGCTACGCTGAGGGCGGTTATGTAGGACCAGTGAACATCCAGACCGGCCCTGTCATGCAGCAAGGCGGAACCAACTACGTAACAATGGACCAGTTTGAGAGGGGTTTGATGGACCTTGCTACTGCAGTCAGCGCATCAAACCGTAGCTACGGTGCCCGTCAGTACATGGGCGTCCAGCGATGAGCAACAGAGCCCAATCGCAATACTTGCGGATCTACACCTCAGGTGGATCTGACCACATCCTGTGGCAGAACTATTACATCGATACAACAGTAACCCTCAGCAGCAAAAACTACGAATACTATCCTTTTGAATTTGCAGGAATATCTGAGAGTTCTGCTATAGGCGGTGAGACTGTGACGATCACCGCTCCAGCAACTCAAGAAGTCGTTGACGCTTTTCTGGAAGCTGCGTACCTGGAACGTTTGTGCGAAGTCAGTGTTTATGAGTTCGACAACCGTCTTGGCAATCTCACCCCGCCAACAAGTCAAACGCTTGTTGGTTCATTTTTGGGGTATATCAAAAGCATAGGCGGTAGTTTTACTGCCTTACAGATCGGGCTAGGATCAGCACTAGCTCCTGTTGGAGCGCAGATTCCGCCACGCACTTACAACAGCTTTTTAATTGGCGCTCCGCTTAGAACATGACCATTAAGATTGCCGATCCTCTATTTCTGCTTTCATCGCAGACAGGCTTGTCGGTCAACAAGCTAAAGGATGCTGCTGGGCTTGGTAACCTAACACCTCAATCAAGACAGGAATCAGCAAAGATTGGCGAACCTGTGCCAATTGTTTTTGGCCGTCGTCGCACTATCGACTCAGTTGAACAGGGCGGTGTGTTTATCGCCCCTAAAGCGGTAGAAGGTTATTTTTCAAACCAAAGCACCAATACAACACTTGATTACAAATATCTTCTTGTGTTAAGCGACGGTCAGCTAAGTCAAGTTCAAGTCCGTGATGTCTATCAGCGTAGCTGCCGTAAAGGAACAACACTAAACCAGGCTTACGACGCACGAGCGGGCAACTGGGTGCCTACAAATGACATCACGGTTTTATCTGGGCAGAGTACTTGGAGTACACCGTCGTTCGTTGGAACGGGTGGTTCTTACGACGAGATGACTACTTTCAGCTTTGAAAGTAGTGTGGGCGTTGGCGATGAGACGTGGTCCACTCAGATTTTTATTTTTATTCGGGGCGGACTACAAGTCACTCGTTTAGTTGACAGCACCACTGGACCGTCAGACAACTTCGTAGATTTAACGAAGTACTTACTAGACAAGACCGAAAGGGTTACATCGGATCTAATTGACACTGCTTCGCTAACGACTGCCGCAAAATTTGCCGATGCGAACGGCTTGTTTTTTAACGGTGTCTTGGCTGATAGCCAAAATCTGCAGGACTGGATTCAAGACACGTCTTACAACTTTCTACTCAGACTAACTCGTACTAATGGAAAGTTTGGTTTAAGGCCACGCTTGCCTTATGTGTCTGCGACCCACGAAATCAAAACAACGCAAGTAGACCCAGAATATACTTTTACAGAAGAGCACATTACACCAGACGGATTCGAGATCGAATACATAGCACTCGAAGACCGCACTCCGGTTTGCTTTGTTGTGCTGTGGAAGCAACCGACCGGTACTACTTTTTCGGTGGTCCGCTCCACAGAAATCCGATACACAGGCGAAGCGACTAACGGCCCATACGTTCAACTGGATTTAAGCGGTTACTGCACTACATCAGACCATGCCGCAAAGGTTGGTGTTTATGCCTTGGCCAATAGAAAATACGTAACACATCACCTACGAATCAAAGTTCGCGAACGTAATTACAACAGCGTTCTTGTTGTTGGCGACCTTGTGCGTGTTCGACTCCGTAGGGAAAACAATACGGGTGAAGTTACTCATCACGACCACATGTATGAGATTGAGCGAATCGACAAGTCAAGGGAAAGCTATCTTGTCTACGATCTAACTCACTTCCCGATCGATGCACAGGGTCGCAGTAGAGTTGCGCGTGAAGTAGCCGCAGCCACTGGTCCTACTGGAACGATTTCAATCGGCAAGGGTCTGTTTGATTGTGATGTTAATAGTTCCACAGATACAACGCTTGTTGGAACGGTAACTTCAGTGCCGTCGAACGCTCCAGGATTGAGTGATATTTCATACGACTACCCGCAGCCAACTGATTCAAGCAGTCCTAATTACGACCCAGACAATCCAAGTGCTCCAGATCCTTCTAACCCAATTAACGAACAGCCGCACCCAAGTGTTGGGTATAGCAGTAACTTCATTGATCCCATTGACGATCCGGTCAGTGCAGATAATGAAGGACCAAAAATCCAAGGTTACACCACCACTTATCCCAAGGCTGGCGACACTCTGACCTTCAACCCAGGTTGCCCTAACGCAAAAGTCACTTGGTATTTATATAACGTCAACACAGATGTATTTACGCAAGTTGCTTCAGGTACCCAAGCAGTTTATCTCGTCACCACTACAGACCTGTATGCCGGTTCTCGTATTTACGCAGAAGGTTGCTGTCCCGATCCATCAACCGCAAGCGGCTACGGACCTTGCTTCACATCCGACACCGTTGATATGTATGACGAGATTGTCAGTTGTCCCGGTGGCGGTGATTCTGGAAATCAAGGTATCTTTACTAAGATTATTGACGTTGGTGAAGGACTTGGGTCGTTTAGTTTTTACTACCAGGCTTATAATATCCCAGACCGCTTTGTTATTGGAGGTGCAGCAACTCATGACACAGGCTATGTAAGCGGCAGCACCACTTTAAGTATCACCAAAACAAGCGCAGCTCGTTATATCACGGTTACTGTTTACGCTACCAACCCGGGGACGGCTTGGGACTATCTAGTTGGTTGCACATCCTAATGTCTGACTTTCCTTCGTACAATCCACAAAGCCGCTCATATACGCCTGGATCGTATGCGGCCCTACAGGTTCAAACGCTTTCAGGCGATGAGACTAGCGTTCGCCGCACGAATGCGACTATAAATCACACGCTTCGTTTAAGCTTTATTAGCTCATCAACAGAGCAGCAAGATAAAATTTTTGAGCACTACGGCCTTCACAACCGTTTTCAACCTTTTGATCTACCTAGTGTTGTGCTACAGGGATCAGGTTTAACGTTTCCGGCGAACTATCAATGGATTTACGCTGGGCCGCCTCAAATTTCAT